ATGTGCAACGCCGTATACTAGATAATTATTGCCGCTACTATCATGCACAATCGAGCCGTATTGCCCATTCCTTCCATGTGCTCCGACGCCATTTATAGACATCATATTTTGATACGGCGTGATGCGGTCATCGTGGTTCGCTGAAGTCACTACACCGCCCAAAATTCCGTAATCATCCTCGGCGTAAATGTGCGCCTGTGTCCCGCTGACGGGTTCGTGATGCGTTACAACGGTATCAACTAATGAGCCTTTAGAATATGTTTTTGCGACTTCTTCGGACAGGAATTTCCTTCCGTCCTCCAATGTCGAATATGTGTATGATGTTATGACAGTTTCATCGCCGTGTTCCACCGTAGTTTCCTCTACTAAATTATCCTCGCCATACGTTGCTTCTCCCCCCTCGTCTCCTGCAGGATTATAGGGGTCTTGGTCGAATTCACTCCAATCGTTGTAATACGGTTTTACCTCAGTTTTACTCCATGGCGTACTGCCCCATGTCGTCCGCATGAGCCGCTTGGTCGTAGTATGCACAGATAGCTTTTGCCCGTCCAAATTGACGACATTTGTTTCATGTCCACGCTGTATGACGTAAATAGTATTGTCGCGCATATAGCAGTTAATCATCAGCTGCGGAATTCGCGAAGTCCACCCGAATAATTCCTCTATCAAGCCCGCATAGTTTGTTCCAGAAGATACCTCTGTATTAAGCGTAGAGATATAATCGTCAAACTGCAATGAAAGCCCCTTCCCTAAAGCCGCCGCTATTTCCGATATATGAGCACTAGCAGGGGCAGACGGAATCGCTTTTAATTCTGCTTCTTCATAGTCCGCATCGCTTGGTATTGCGCCGCCCTGTTGGCGCAGATATTCGAGATATTCTTCCGTCCATTCCCACTTGCTTTCAGGGATTTTATACGCCATCTGCTTGTATAGAATCTCGTCAATATCGCAAGTTAAATGACAAGTTTCAATAACGCCCCTGGTCGTCGTTTCTTCCACTCTGCCGCGAATAACGTAATCCAAATATTGCAAGTTTACATCATCCATAATATTCACGTTTGCCGCGTATGTAAAAGTAATATCATCCGTAAGCTGCTGCTCTTGGATTGAAATCGTACAGCTTTGAATCAGTCCATTATTTTCTGCGGGCGGGAAAACGCTTTGGCTCGGGTCGTGGTCGGGGTCGTATGCGGGCGGAATGTACTCAGGAACGACGATGTTATGCCGCAGTTTGCGGAAAATGTCTGCTAAATAATTTATCGTTGCATATACTTCTCGCTCTGAATCTAAATCGAGCAGAATCGAGCGCACAGTTTCCCACTCGCGGTCAAAGTTGGCATCGACGTAATTGCCTACTTTCCGCTCTGCATCCGCGTATATATTTACTATGCCGCCTAGCGTTCTTTCGCAGTCCACCTCAAGACTGACACTTTCGACAATGTTTCTTTCAGCATCGAAGCCGAAAATGTTCGCAATAGAAACATCACGAATCAGGTCAACGATAAGCGTTTCAGCGAAGCCACTACTTACAATTTGCCGCACTAAATCTACAGCAAACAAGGCGGAATGTACAATGTTTCTTTCCGCGTCTAAAGCGATAGTTTTCCAAACGTTTTCGGTCAGCCCAATTTGACGATTACTGATAATAACATTCGAAAACAGATTCGAATTGTTATCGCTTTGCATATAAAAACTGCTGAAATAATCGCCGTCGTTGACATTGCCTTTATAGATAAGTCCTTGCGACTGAAAATTATCGGAATAGTATTTTACTCCGTCAATCCACAACTCGATATAGCCATCCGTTGCATCAGACACCATGTGCAAAAGATAGGTCTTGCGTGTCCCTTGGGTAATTGTCCCCGCAGGCTTTACGTCAACCGACAGCGGCCCATTGATATAGCAAACTAGGCTCGTCGTGCTATTCATACGAGCGATGCCTGTATCTTTGCTATCCTTGCGGTCATATACCCGCCATTTAGCCGTCCCTGTGTAATATAAATCCCATTTTGCCCACAGTTCTTTCGTCGCGGGGATGCCGAAACAGCCCTCACGCCCAGGCTGCCAGAATGCCGAGCGGATGTCGGATTTTTCGGCGGGAAGATTGTTGACCGTGTTTCCCGATACCGTGAGCAGGTCTGCTGTGCCGTAGTTCTCATATCGCCAGGATTTATCAACGACACGTTCTGTATCTAACAAGAACGATGCAGATGCTATTATTTCGCGCTGAATGTCTGCAAGATAATCGACATTTATCCGAGTAATTGCATTATCGTCAAACCACAGCGGAGAATTCGAAATGACGACATTCGAGAAGAACGTCCCTGCGCCGTCTGATTGCAAATAGAGGTTTGAAAAATTGGTGCCGTTGTTGACTTCGCCAGTGTACGCATACAAAAGACCGCCGTCGTCCGTGTATGCCTCAACTAGGCCGTTGGATGAATCTGCAATCATATGCAGTATGACAGTTTGCAGGGCGTTTATTTTCGCTTCATTTGCCTCGGGAAAATCGCGTTTACTTGTACCGCGATTAAAAAACGAAATATCCCCGTTAGTCTGCGCAGTTATTCCTGTGTTGTTCGAGCCGTATCGCTCGTAAGCCCGCCAGCGATTCACACCATCGAAAAACACATCAAACTTTATCCAGACTTCTTTCAACGATGCTACATCAAATATCTTCGTTTGCGTAGTCTGGTAAAATGCTTTACCTGTCTTGCTCTGAGTGGCGGGCAGATTGTCTAATTGTACCGCCGTGGTCGTGTTAATCAGGGTGTCGATTTCACCGATATTTTCATACCGCCACTCGGTCGCAGGGGTTTTTGCCAGTCTTATAATGTCGGGGTAAAACTCGATGTTATTATAAAATGCCGCATCAGGGGGCGTGAAGTTTCCGCTCCACAATTCTATCCCGTCATAAAATCGAAATTCGTCTATTGTCCCGACAAATCCAGAATACCCGATTTTTACATCAAAAGTCCCCCTCGTGTATTTAGGTGCGCCGCTATAATTACACACTTGCACCCCGTCAACGTATAACTGCAAATACGATGTACTTGTTGCGCTGTATCGGTAAATAAGCGCAATATGCGCAGTCCTGCCCACCGTGGTGACCGTTGTCGCTCTATACGTCCCCCCATTATTCACGGTTACCCCTGCCGAGCTATTCGCCCAAAATTCAAGCGTATTCGCGTAAATATTGGCCGTACTGCGCTTTAGCGATACAAGCGAATAGCCGTTGGTAGGATTAACAATGTCAAGTACACGTCCACCACTCACCGTGGAATTGTCCATTGTTACCCAACCGTCAAGCGTAAAACTCTGTCCGCCGAGTTGCGCGGTCATTGACAAGCGTTCCCCTGACAGCTGCAACGCTTTGCCATTGAGTGCATTCGTTTCTGAAATAGTCGGAGTGCCGCTTACCATCCAGGTATTATCGGCAATAAAGTCTTTAGTTGCTGATTCGTCAAAGCGTAGCCACGACCTCAAATATTTATTGCTGATATTCATTCACGCTACACCGCCTTAAAATTTTAGGAATTAGCCGCCGCAATAACAGTCTGCACTTGCAACGACACACTTCTATCCGTGCTCGGCGATTCCGTATCTACGCTACTAGCTTTCGCGTAAAAAATTACGTTTGCATTCGTGATTGCGCTAGAAATTGTGATGCTATCCGCAAACGTGCCGTCCTCGGTCATGCACAGTTTCCACCTGTCATTAGTATCGCCGTTGTCAGAAATGACGGTATTGCCCGTGGTCGTATACCCTGCTTCAGTCCGAATCGCAAGTTTAACTGTCTTGCTCTCGTTCAGTGATGCGTCTAAACTTACTGTAATAGGGGCAGTATAAGCCCCGCCAGTAGATACCGCAGTACCGTCCGTGCCGCCCGCGGTCGGGTTATTCTGATACACGTTGATGTATGCATTTGCCATTTTTATTTCCTCCTTTTATCTCGGGAAAATCTTCGCATGAAGTGTTAAATCCGAATCATGTCCATTTCCGAAGGCTGTCGGGGATGATGCGCTCCCGCTTACTCTCGCATAAAATATTGTGTTAACGTCTGTTATTCCGCCCCGCGAAACTGCGTTTTCCCATCTAGCCGCCAACGTGGGATTGTCAACAGTTAAACGCCACGGCCCGTAAACTGGGACGGAAATGCCAATGCCGCCATCCACCGCAAAGCCTTCCTCAAGCCGAACCGCCAGCTTCACTAGTTTGTAGTATGTCGAGTACCTCGTATCGACTAAATCGGGAAAACTCACATCAAACAGCACAGATAGCGGAGCAGAAAAAGAGCCGTCTGAGCTTATAGCAAAACCGTCTTTCTCGCCCTCGGTCGGGTCGCCCGCATAGATATTTATATACGGATTTTTCGCCATACTCACACCCGCCATATCTCGAAATCTACTAACACATAACGATGGAATCGTGGGAAGTATTTATATGACTTGAGCACTATTCGGCATCCTTCCCATTCTGCCCCTGATTCGTCCGTGAACGTGACTTTTTGCCTTGCCGTCCATAATGCTACAATTTCCATAAAATTTTCCCAGGAGAATAACGCCGAAACTGTGAACGAATCCCCGCTGGGGACGTACCCATAATCCTGCACAACGTTGCCGTTAATCAACGGGATTTTTTCAACTCTATCGTCAATGTTATATTGGCAACTCTCAGGCGTTCGATAACTTTCAATATCGTTTATTTTCACTTTCATGTTATCGCCCCCTTGTCAGTTTGCAAAGCTGGCATTAATCCTGCTTGTAGCCTGCTCCACCGCCGAAGTTACGCCCCTAGCGACATCATTAGTAATGTCGTCCGTGAGTTGTTTCCGCATGGCATTGTCAAAGACATACGCGCCGCCCAGGTCTACATTGATGGTCGGATTGACATTGATTGGCGGCGGGGTTTTATCTTGCTGCTGAATCGCCCCGAGTATCTGCTGCAAGTTTGCATTTACCTGCGGCACTTCGCTGTTAATCTGCCCGAGTATGCCCGTGACCTGCTCGTTATTAGTCGCCATTACACTCGTTAATTCTGATGTATCAAGGCCACCTGTACCGCCCCGAATCATATCAAGCCCCCAATTATTTGCCGACTTCATCGCTTTTTGAAAACCGAGCACTTCCTGCATATCCGTAGATTCCCAGGGGTCAACTCCCGCTTCTTTCATCATCGCCCTGCGAAGTGCTCTGACAGCTTCTTTTTGGCGGTCAGCGGTGTCGCCCTTTTGCCACAAATATCCCGCACCACCCGTGTCAATCTGCCCCGCCATCGCCCTGCGATAAACGTCCAGATATTTCTTTTGCGACGTGAACATATTTTTTACGGAATCATTGACAGCATCTTTCTTTTGTTGCTCGGCTGCCCTGGTCGCCGTGACCTCATCCAGCCCTTTTTTTATCCAGGCTTTTTTCTCTCTCTCAATCTGATTTAATCGTTGAGTGAGTGAATCGGCATAAATCCCATCTAAGTATTGAGCAGTTTCGTTCGCCATCTGCTCGATAACTTTGTTCTTTTTCAGTTCTGCTTCTTGTGCTACAAGGGCAGGGTCGGCTCCTTTTTTCAGCGTATCTTTTGCCGCGTTTTCAATGTCAAACAGATTTCCCGCATACTCACTATGCGACAGCTTGTAGATGCTTTTTTCGAGTGCTTCATTGGCTTCTTTGGCTTCTTTGGCGGCATCTTTCATGGCTTTTTTTATGTCGTCCGCTACCTTTACCCACGCCGCCGCTTCGGTACCGCCCTGCTCGATAGATGCATCGACCTTATCCTTGATTGCCGAAAGCTGCTCTTTTAATTTCTCGCTTGTAGTATTTGCCAGATTCGCTTCTAGGTCTTCCCTGACTTTTGCCCCTTTTTCTTCCAGTTTTACAATTTCGCCTACGCTGTTTTGCGTGAGTGTAACACGTTGCTTTTCCCATTCCTCCTGAGCCTTTTTTTGTTCTTCGATAATTTCGAGCCGCTTTTTGGCAGCTGCCTTTTCCTCGGAAGAAGTAAACAGATTCGCCCATCCTGCGAAGATTGTTTCGCCCGCATTTGCACCCACGGCCCCGCCAACGGCTGCCCCTGGCACTCCGCCATACATCCCACCGACGATGCCGCCTGCGATTGTGCCTAAAGTCTTACCTCGGCTTACATGGTCGCCATATCCGAGTTGTTTTAATATCTCAAGGTCTTTCGAAGATGCCCCAACCTCGCCAATGGCTTTTTTTACGTCCCCGAGAATAGACACCAACGACACAAATGTCGATGCAAGCCCGCCTACCGCCGTACCTGCCGCGCTGCCAAATTCCTTTATACCTTCCTTGTTGTCCTTTATCAACTGGGCAAATTCTGCAAATCCTGCCGTTATTTCGGGCATAAGTTCTGCTGCTACGGGCATAAGAGCCTGCCCTATTGCTCCCGTCAATTGCCCCGCTTGCATCTGCATCGCTTGCCACTCAATATATAATTCGTGCGCTTCTTTCGGGTCTAAAAGTCCCGTTCCTTTTATGCGCGAAACAATTTCCATGTTCGTCGCATAGTCCTGCAAAAGCGGGATAAGTGCTGCCCCTTTTGCCCCCAAAACATTCGTTACGAATTCTGCTTCACGCCCACCCTTTACAGCTTTTTGATACGCTCCCGCAAGTTGCGATAACTGCTGTTCGTACGACAGCAAATTGCCGTTTGTATCTGTGAGAGAAAAGCCAAATTCGCCCATCGCCAACGATAACGAATTCTGGGTTTTTGCCGCCGCCAGGGCTTGTTTGTCAAGGCGGGCAAAAATTGGCACGACGGAATCAATGTCAACACCCGACAGCCTAAAAACTTTTGACAGCTTAGATGCTTCGGCGGTCGTGGTATGCAGACGGCTCGACAGCTTATAAAGGTCGTTCCCTGCATTCATTGCTTTATCGGTCAGCGCGAAGATTCCTGCACCCGCCGACACACCCGCTACAATGCCCGTAATCGCCCCGTTTAGCTTCGATATTGCCCCGACTGTACTTGTGATTTTCCCCTGGGCATTTTGAGCCGCAGAGGTCAGTTTTCCGAAAGCCCCCGTGGATGCTTGTGCCGTCTTGCCTAATTCCGCATTTGCCTGGGCAATTTGTGCTTTTAATTGCTCTATGTCCCGCATCTGATAAAGCCGTTTTGTATCTACTCCGCGGGTGAGGGCATGGTCGCCACCATAATTAAAGGCGTTGGCTTCGTACGCCCTATTAAGCATATCTAGCTTTTTTTGCTGTATTGCCAATTCGTCCGTCAATGCTTTTTCTTTGGCTTTGAGAGCATCGACATATTTTCCTGCTGTTTCGAGTTTGGTTACATCAATATCGGCTTGTAGCTGTATTTGTTTCGCTTCGCTGTTAAGGCGGGAAATTGCTTGTCGTACGGTTTGCCCTGCGGTCTGGAATCCCAATTCAAGGTCGGCAACATCCAAGCCCAACGAAAGATATAACGAATCGACTTCCGTCCCCATCGAATCTTTTGACTTTGCCATTTTTTCACCTCACAATACATCCTCGATATTAGCGAGATTTTTCCCTGCTTCTATCTTCTCCATCACACACAACTGGTCGAGTAAAATACTCAAGTCAGTTTCGTCAATCTCTTTTATAGTCCATCCGTAGCCGTCTTGATACCTGGCATACAGCTGCAAAACCTGCTCATACGGGGAAAGCGTTATGGGGCATCTTTCCCCGCTTCTGCGTTTTTTGGGAGTTTTTTTAGCTTTTCGTTTACGATGCCGATAACATAGGTGGCAGATTCGACGTATTTCGGCAAAACATCTGCGGGGTCAATATCATCCACCGAATCCAGTCCATACATTTCTTTAATCATTTTCGAGTGTTCGTCCATAAGGGCGATAATTCCCCATTCACTCTTATCGACTTCATCGTATTGCGCCACGCTCCGCCACATCTTCATCGTAGGTCGTGGCAGTTCAATTTCCCGCCCATCTATAAGCGTGATTTTCGGGACACTTCTTTCTTTCGTCTCCATTGTTATTTCCTCCTTTTTTCAAAAAGGGGCAGGATAAAAACCTGCCCCCCTTTTCATTGTTTAACTCTCCATGCTGCTGTACCATGCCGTAATCAGCGATGCACTTTCCGTATTATCGCTATCTGCGACACGTTTCCACTCGCCGTCGTATTCCCTGGCAACGAAACGACCTTCAAGGCGCGGCGTAGTAAACTGCACCGATTCGCCTTTGGTCTGAATTGTTTCCTGTGTGGGCGAAAACTTTCCTTTCAGCAACTTAACGTAACGGGTTTTTCCGTTGTGCTTGTTGCTTTCGAAAGCCAGCCCTACATACGGGGCGACGTCACTCGCTTTCGCTACAAGCTGCTTTGTAGTTCCGTCTACTGTATGCCCGAGAAGTTCTGCCATATCTTCGAGCGACAGGTCAGCGGATTCAATCGTAACGGAAATTTCCGTCATGGAAGAATCCGTAGCGAAAGGGGCATCATCGCCGTAAAGAGTGCTGAACGAAATCGACGGGTTTATATCGACCTGGATTGCGCCCGCAATCTTCTTCATCGTGCCGTAAGTAATGCCCGAAGATGTATCACTAGATACAGGGGCATAGTAAAGATTTTTAAGTCCTACGGTCGCCATTCTGCATTCACTCCTATTCTATAATCTGCAATCAGGATTTTTTTGCCGTCCTCAACGTATGGGGTCGTTTGTATGCGCCGAAAGCCCTGCCCTGTCATTATCCCATTCACGGCCCTGTAAAGGTCGCTGTACTGCCCGTCATTCGTAACGATATGTACCCGCATTGTAACTGCGTGAGTAATTTCTACATCGTCCCCCGATATAACGGGAACATCCGACAGAACGGAATAAACGACAATCGGGTAACGCTCCCTTTTATCGCTAGGGGCTTGTAGATGGAACACGGATGCCGCCCCTTTGGGCAGCATCGCCAGAAAGTCAGCATTTTCGACCATCGCCGTATAAACAGCGGTTTCAATTTCTACGGTTTCCATGCTATCCCCCCTTGCGTATTGCCGCCTGTATCGCTTCGGTAATTTCCCTCTTTATATCCTGCTTATTTGCATCTAATGCAGGATATAAAAACGGGCGATTTACCCTGGGCGAGAATTCCACAATCTGCCCATATAAGAAGCCGTCCTCAGATTTTGCATCCGCTGAAATCTGATATACAGTCGCATTCTTGTTCGGCTCGGATTTGATGGAATCTTTCAACGCCCCAGGCTTTACACCTTTCGCAAAATATGTCTTTCCGTTTTTCTTGTGTCCCTCATAGACGGGGCATCTATTTTTCGCATCCTGCACCACTTTATCGGCTGCCACTTTCAGGGCATCTTTTGCCGCTTGCAAAACGTGCTCGCCGAGGTCTTTCAGATGCTTTTCCGTTTTGCCTGTGCTAATGTATCCACGCGAAAAACTGCTCGCTTTGTAGTTATTCCGCCGCCCCATCAGTAACCACCTCAACGCAATCGAGAACCGTCCACATCTTGCGGCTCTCTGCATCATACGGCGTGGCAGTAATCCGAAGTCTTTTCCCTCGCCAGCCGACAATATCATCGGGCAAAATATCATCCCGATAACGTACAACAATCCGATAATGTATCGCGGCAGTTCGCTCAATGCCCCCATCTGATAGTGGGGCATTCATAGGCAAAACTTTCGCCCATATTTCGGCTCGAATTCTTTCCTCACTCACAAGTATATCCCCTTGTTCATTGCGGAAATTAACGAACGAAATAAGCTGAATTCGCTCGGATAAATCATCAATCGTTGTCCGCATAATGCTCCCCGTGTTTATCATTGCGTTACCTCCGCTGAATCATCCCCATCAGAAGCCGCAGGGTCGCTTGTGGGCGGCGATATGTTCTCGCTTATATTGTCCCCTTGCTCATTCCCTTCTGTGCTCTCTGCAGGCGTTTCTTCCGCCCAGTATTGCAACTGAGCAATTTGCGAAGTTATGTAATATGGGAAGGTGTTTCGTTGGTCGTTAGACGGGTCGCGGTTGCGATACAATTCCGAGGTTAATGCTAACTTGATAATGTCCGCCTTTGCTCCAAAGTCTGCATTTTTTATTTTGTCTGTATAACCATCTACGGAAGCGGCAAGATACGAATCCGCCGCCGCCATAAATGATTCGAGCAGGGCATTTTCGTAGTCGGAATCAATCCGCAAATAGTCTTTGACTTGTGCCAATGTCACCGCCATAAAAACGCCCCTTTTCTTTTAAGACAGTTCGACCTTGCGAGCAATCATTGCCGCGGAATCATAGACCACAGTTCCGAAGCGAATCACGCCACGGAGAGCCGTACCGTATTTACGCCACAGATATTCGGTCGAGATAGCCAACTCCATTCCCTGCCGTTCAAACATCCAGACGTAAGACTTCAAATCGCCGATAAAGAACGGGGCATACTCCTTCTCGCTAGAGCCGCTACCTGCAACGATGTTCGGCAGCAAAGAATCCTCGATAACGACGATTTCTTTGCCTTTGTAAGTGTACTTGTCGGGCTGAGTAACATCAGGTACAAACAACGGGCGATTGTTGCCGTCCTCTAAGTTCGCAAGGAAAAGGAATCCGCTCTGATTGGTGTAAATCTTTGCCCCGTTGTAATACTTGCGAGAAAGGTCTTTGAACAACGCCGTATTGAGTGCCTTATGCGTGGTAATGGTCTGAGCACTTGCCCCACCGTCACCCGCCAGGGCATCCAGATGCCCGATAACGGCAGTATTCTCGGAACGAACGGCAGCCAATGCCAATTCACGCCCGCAAATGTCGATAATGTCGGAAGATGCATCGTCGATAAGCTGATTGGAAACGGGGATAATCAAGCCCTTGTCGGACACCGTATAGGTCGCCTGCCCGAATGTTACATGGTTTTCGGGGATGTCCGTCAGTTCGTCGAAGTTCTGGAAAATAAGGCTCTGGTCGCTGATGGTCGGCCAGCTGCCCGTGGTGTAGTTCGTGCTCCGAACCGTGATGTAATTACGCAGCTGAGTGAATTCCGTACGCTTATCCTGAATCTGAGCCATCTGCTCAGTCGGCACAAGATACCCACCACGGGCGGGAACGGCTTCAATCTGCCCAGGGCTGCCAGGATTCCCCGTAGTGTTCGTAACATTCTTATATGCGGCCTTTTCCTCGTCCGTCATGCCTTTGCCGTCATGCAGGACGAGTTTGTTAAATGCCCGCCTTGCAAGTTCGTTTTCGGGCAGATTAGATGCAGGGGCGGGGATGCCCTTGCTAATATCCTGCATTTCGAGGGCTTCGACAGCCTTTGCCGCTTTGTACTGCTCAACAAGTGCCGTCATTTCGTCACTCACTTTTGCCGCATCCGCATAGTTCTCAGCTTTCTGCAAGTCCTCGATTTTCGCAGAAAGGGCATCAATTTCCTTCCTCAGGTCATCGCTCTTTTTCATGCTAAAACTCCTTTCGCCAAAGCCAGCGCAAGCATGGTTTTTTCTTTATCTGGGATATTATTATCCACAGTTTTATCGACATTATCCACATTTTCGGGGGGCTTATCCCTTGCCGAAAAATGCAGGTCTTTCGGTGCCTTGCTGAAATTAACGTACTTCTTACCTGCACAAGCCACGGCATCGGATGCCCCTGTCACCTTGATATTAAAGATTTCGGCGGCATCTTTGCCCGTGAGCCAGGTTTCGTCGTTAACCATCTTTGTTATTTTTTCGGGCGTAACATCTTCCTTTGCGGCCTTGCGGTATGTGCTTTCCAGCCCTTCCTGCAACGTGTCTAAAATCTCGGCAGTTTTGCGAAGGTCGAAAGCATTGCCGCCAACTACAACGCTCGGCTTGTGAATCATCAGATACGCATTCTCGGGCATTTCCCGCTCGTCTGCCGCGAAGAAAATCTGTGTCGCAATGGAGCAACACCACCCATCGACAACGGCTTTTGTATGCCCGTCATGACGTGAAATCATGTTCGCCATAGCAACGCCAGCATTTACCACGCCACCATCCGAATTTATGTAGATAGTAAGGTCTTTCCCTTTCAATTCGTCAAGCTGTTGGCGGATTTTGGTCGGCCATTCAAAGCCCTGCTCAACGCCCCAAACATTCGAGAGAAATTCCCCGTCTGCATCGTCTATTATATCACCGCTAATATAAATTTCAGCGGTATTGTCCGCATTATTTTTGATTTTTAACATTGTCGTCACTCCCCTCCGAATCCGCATATGCCTTGCCGATTTCTTCCAGTTTGACGTATGAGCCGTTAACCATGTGTACATCGCCATTATCACACGGCGGCAAATCCAATTTGCTTCGGGCTTCATTCACGGAATAAATCGCGCTTTGTGTCATTTTCTGCAATACATCCGCCTGCTGTTGTGGGTCGCCGCGCAAAATTGTCCACACGTTAAATTTATAGCCTAGCCCCTTTTGCTGTTCGCCCCTGGTTAATAGCTTTCGATTCATTTCCTGCTCGTATATCGTGATATTATACAGCAACGTATTAACATAAAACTGCAAATTTTGCATAGCGGAATTATTGTAACTCGACTTCGTATAGTCATTGATATGGTCGGGAGATAGCCCGAATGCAGCTGCAATCTGTAACGCATTATATTTCTTGAGTTCGTAAAACTGCGAATCCGCAAGTTTCATATTTAGCGGCTGCACATCCCACCCGAACGGAATAGAAAACATTTTTGTTCGACTTGATGCAATCTGATGCTCGATTACATCAATGACCTTTTGCCTCCTGGATTCCGACAGGTCGCCGATATACTTCACGACTGCCGATGCAGTCATGCCGTTTTTATACAGGTCATTCAAGTACGTTTGACTTTCTTTGTTCCCTGCCATCGAATCTGCCAGTATTTCTCTGACAGACTTTCCGACAAGCCCCGTATCTTCCGTTATCCACGAACGAACGTGCAGCAGGTCTTCGGGATGTATAAAATACTCATGTCCGTTGTAGTCATATTTGTAATAATATCGCCACAGCGGGAATTCGTCGAGATTATTTACCCAAACTTGCATCCGACGTGGGTTGAGTATATGCAGCCCCTTCAGCCGCCCTTTCTCCCGCTCTGCGAACGCATATGCATTGCCGTAATGATTTCTGTGATATTCTAACGTCGTGAAGAATTGCAGCGGGGTCATTACAGCATTCGGCGCAGTCCCTAGCGCATACATTGATTCGTGTTCGATGCGGTTTTTGTTGGCATCCATCAGGTAAACAGGGATTTTCCCGAGTGATTCCGATAAGACTTTCATACAAGTGAAGTATGTCACCTCGGAAATATCCGCCGTATATGTGCCAGCCTTGCCGCTAAAGAGGTCAATTATATCGCTCATTTTGTAGGTCGGGGCCTCGTTCTTGAATGCCCCTTTTATCTTGTCCCATATCGCCATCGCTAGTCATCACCCCCCATTGCTTCCAGCCATTCGTCGGCTGCATTGTCAAAATTAACCGTGCTTTTTTGCAGGAAGTAAAGTTTCCATGCGTCTATTATAGCATCAATTGGGTCGATTCTCTTTGCCTGTGTCATTTTATCTATTTTTATTTCACCAAACGAATTCGGTTGCGATATTACTGCATTCACCGCGCTCCATGTCAGCAGGGAATTGTTTCGGTCGTATTCGACAAGCCCTGCCTTTACAGATAACTGGAAATCTATTGTCGGGTCGTTCAGACTTCGAGCCGACTGCTTGACTTCCGTTAAATTGCAATCAAGTACCCCCTCCAGGTCGGCCAGGAAGGTCGCCGCATTATGATTATCGTACCCGCAGTCAAGCACCGTCAGTCCATACTGCTGTATAACGTCCGCCAAGTCCGCGATTATGTGTTTATAATCGGTCTTGATGCCATACATATCCGAGGTCAATGTTATAAGCCCTGCGCCCGCCCACACGCCGTACGGGGCATCATCCGTCTTTATGTGTTCTTGTAATCTCAGTTCTGGCATATAGCTATGCGACCATATGTATACGCGATTATTCTCAAGCGGGAATAGCATGGCGATGGAAGTCAGGTCGCCCCCACTTGACAAGTCAATTCCGAGATAACATTCGCGCCCCTTCATGTCTTGCAGGGTTTTATCGGATGCACATTCCCGCCATTTGTCCAGGTCGAGAAGTGCTCCGCCCGTGAACGTTACCCATCGATTAAGCGATTTCGTAAGAAAGTTGACTAATTCATCGCCCTGCTTTTCCTTGGCATCAATGGCCTTTTCCGCCATCCTTGCTAGTTTTGCCGAATCAATGGTTTCGTCGTCTGCCCACAGCTGCAACGGATTCGCTTTCGCCCAATTTTTCGAATCCCATATATCGTCGTCCTTGTCAAGTTCCGCTATGTAAATAAAAAGCGAATCCTTCTTTACATTCCCTGCAAGCACCTGCTTGCAAAATTTGTAATGCTCATAACACGGCCCATTAAGATTAAATCCCGCTGTCGTAATCGCCAGGGTCAAGGCATTATCGACCGATATTTGCCCGTCTTGCATCAGTTTATACATCTGCGAAGTGGGATGCGCATGGTATTCGTCAACGACCGCCAGAATGGAACGAAAGCCATCTGCCGACTTTGTATCTCTGCCTATGGCCTTTATTGTCGTGCCCGTAACAAGTGACGTTATCGTCCTATCATACTTTCGGATTTTATACAGCCCCATTAAATCAGGGTCGGATTCGATAAATTTATCAACTTCGTCCCACACGATATTCGCTTGGTCTTGTTTCGTTGCGGTGCAAAATATCCTGCCCCTCTGATACCCTGAGAAAGTCGCTCGGTCATTGCATAATTCACCCGCTATAAACGACTTGCCATTTTGTCGCCCCATCTGTATATACGCTTCGCGGTATCGCAGAATTTTTGACCGCTTCTTTCGCCATCCGCACAACGAGCCGATAATAAAATTTTGAAATCCTCGGGTCGTTAAGGTCTTAGCTTCTATACCCTCGCCGATGGTTAAATCGTTCGCTATGTCAATGTGTCTTTCCGCTTCTTTTACATCGAAAATATACTCACATTTAGGGTCGCTCATATCGTCCAGATGCCGTTTGCAGGCTTGATATTCTGCCCTGCCGCATATCCTTTTTCCGCTTACAATCAACTTCGCATAAGCCGTCGTGCGGTC